CGTCTCGAAGGCGTTCCACCAGTCGTCGCACTGGGATCCCGGAGTGTGGCCTCGTCGCCTGTTCATGCGCGAGGTTCGCAAGGAGATCGCTCGCATCAAGGCAACCCACAAGGAGAAGTGACATGACTGTTGACCCTGCAGTGACCCCGCCGCCGCCCACCCCCACGAAGCCGTACAAGGCCATCGTTGCCGGTGTGCTCGGCTTCCTGTTCATGCTCTGGGTGAACCTGAACGGCAGACCCGACCTCGGCCACATGGGCTGGCAGGACTGGCTCATCGTCATCCTCGGCACGCTCGCGACTGTGGCACCTACGCCATCCCGAACCCGGCCAAGACCCGCCGTCCTCGCGGACTGACCGGTGGTCACGGTCTCCGCACCTGACGTTCAGACTCTGAACGTGACGAAGCCCCGGACACCGAGGCGGGGGGCCAGTGTCCGGGGCTTCTGCGCGACAACCCGACAGCAAGGGGGCGCTCGCTCAGCCTAGTCAGGCAGGCTTCACTTCACCAGTCCCGCCAGCCTTGATCTTCGCCGCACGAGCCTCGATCTCCGTGTTGAACACGGTCTGCTTGCCGCTCGCGTCGATGTAGACGTGCTTGCTGTTGAGGGTCCGTGCCTTCTTGCCGCAGTTGCAGGGCATGTCAGTTGCCGTCCTTCTTCACTCGGGCCGCAAGCGCGGCCATCTTCTCTCGGCGTGCAGCGATCTGCCCGAGGTGGACCGCAACCCTCTCGGCCAGCGCCTCGGTGTCCATCGGCTTCTCGGTCTCGGGACGCTTGACCATGCCCGAAGCCACGAGCGCGACCTGCTCGCCGTTGGACGAGGCAGCCGTGGTGCGCGGCACCGGGAAGCCCTGCACGTTGACCGCCAGAGCGGCGATCAGTTCGAGGTTGCCACCAGCACGGATGGCACGCCAGTCACCCGAGAGGCCCGAGGCACGCAGCGCGGCGACCATCTCCTCCGGGGTGCCGGGCCGGACCCAGCCAGAGAACCAGATGCCGAACTCGTCCTCGCCCACGGCCACGTCCGCGACGGCGGCAGAGGTCGAGTCGTAGTGCGCGGCAGCAGGACGCCACCCCATCTTCACGTCGGCGTGACCGCCACCGAGGCTGATCTGACCGACCGGAACGTCGCCCTCGTCGGTGAGCACCGCACCAGTCTGGAAGTAGGCGTAGCCGCTGGACGACATGGGCGGGGTGATGCACACGCCCGAGAAGGACGTGTGGCAGGTGTCCCACAGAGCGATGTGGCCGTAGACCTGACCCTCATCGGTGATGGTCAGCGGGCAGCCCCACGTCTCAACCTTGGTGCCGTCCTCCTGCTCGTTGACCGAGAGGACCATGCGACCGTCGTCCTTGGCGAACTGCGGGTCCTTGAACCACGCAGCGGGAGCACGACGCTCGGCACCAGCGACCAGCGTCAGAGCCGGGGCAGCCTTCTGGTTCCCCTCGCTGTCGAAGGCCACGGTCTCGCCGGACACCGGGCGACCGGGCCAGAAGCCCAGCGCGTCATAGTGCCGGTTGGCGCAGTAGCCGTTGAGGTACTGAGGCTTCACGTACTTCGCCACGTTGACCCGGCAGCGGTTGAAGTCGCCGGGGGAGCCCCACGCGATCTTGGCCGCACCGGCACCGTGGGTCCAGTAGTCCCGAAGGCGGTCGGTGTCGACCGGGTGGGTCAACCAGCCGGGACCATCCTCGGTCCGACCGGGGGCCACGTCCACGAACTCCGCGAGCGCACCGGCAGCCGCGATGGCCTCCGGGTCACCGTCGATGGCGACCTCCTCGCCGCCGTCGAAGAAGTCACCGGGAGCCTCGCCCAGCGAGACCCACGCCTCCGCGAAGGCGGGGATGGAGACGATGCACGCAGCAGAGATGCGAGCGTCGGTGAACACCACGTTCTGCTCATCCTCGCTCATCTCGAACTTGGCGTCGTCGGCGTCGATGCTCACACCGAAGCGACCGAACTCGCCCAGCAGGCCGACCACCTCGTCAGCCTCAGGAGTGGAGAGCATGGTGCCGGTGCCGCGCATCTCGCCGTTGACCCGCTCGATGCGGTCGATCTTGGCGACAGTTACGTTGCCGTCGTGCCCGGAAGCCGACTTCTTCTGGAAGGTCAGCGGCAGCGGAAGCGGGCGGAAGCGCAGCGCACCGGCAGCGAACATGCGACCGTCGCCAGACGCGATGCCCTCAGGCGCGAGAACGCCGTGCCAAGGGATCGAGGACGGCTCGGCGGGCAGAGGCTCGCCGCTCATCTCGTAGGTGCTGAGGTCGTCGATCTCATCGGTCATGGCAGCCTCCTCGCCGCAGTTGAGTTCACGCGCCCGCTTGGCGATGTGGCGCTTCGCTGCCTCGGGGTCCTTGGCCCGACCGACAGCCTGTCGTGCGTTCCGCAGGTCGCTGCAGTTCGCAATGGGGAACGAGCCGTCAGGCATCGCGTGGCCCTTGTCCTTGAGGTTCTTCCGCTCCTGACTGCCCACGTCACGGAACTCGTTGGATGCGGTCACGGTGTCTCCTGCCAGCGGGTACTCGGTCTGCTTGTCACCGTGCCACACGGCGAGCCGGTCGTAAGGAATCTCCGTCACGTCGGCGGGGTCGCCCTCGCCGCCAGCGGCCTGCGTGTCGCCGGGGTAGCCGAGCGTCATGTGCGGGACGAAGTGCGGGTAGGTGTCCTGCTTCTTGAGGTGCCCAGCCACAGCCGGGTCCTGCTCGATGCCGCCCTTGAGTGCGTTGAAGTCGTGGGACTCGACTAGCAGGGTGTCGGCCTTGTCCGGCCCCAGCGTGGCGCGGCCAGCCACCTTCGCGGTGATCGGGCCGTACGTCTTGCCGAGGTGCTCGGTGGTCTTGTGCAGCGCATCAACCGTGGCCTGATCCGGGTTGTCGAGGTAGGTCAGGGTCGTGTGCTTCTGCTCCGACCCCATCTTGTGAACCGGGTGGTCGGCCTTGGGCAGTGCGACCACCACCGCCGACTTCCTGTTGTCGCTCGCGGCCATGCTGACGATCCCCTCTCCAGAGGTACGGGCTGCCTCGGTCGCCACCACAGGACGGAGAGCGCAGCGGCAGTTGATCCACAACTCGATGGGTGCCGTGGAGTCGCCGGGGAAGCGCATCGGGTGCCCCTCCACGTCGAAGGGCTCCCCGACAGGACGACGCTGGCCGTCCGTACGACGGTGCTGTGCGCGAACGTGGTCGTCGTGCATGGTGACCCACTCAAGCAGCACTTCGCCGGGACGGGTCTTGGCGAACTCCTGACCGACACTGCCGAGGATCGCCGTCGCCATCCAGACGATGATCCGATCCTCAGTGAGCCGCTCATGCTCCTTGAGTTCCTGCCGGTCCGTCTTGATGAGGGTCTGGTAGACCTCACGCCGGAAGGAGGCCGGGATGGGCGGTGCGTCCTCCCCGGTCTCCTCGATGTAGACCTCGCGCCAGACGTGGCCGATCTCCCGAGTGAGTTCCTGCCAGCCGTGGGTGTTGGTGTGTCGGTCGATGCCGCGCCGGACGAGGGGACGCAACTTCTCCTCGACGCTGTTCTGCGTGAGGCGGCGTCGAGCGGCGAACTCCTCGATGGAGAACAGGTTCACTGCTTGGCCCCCAACTCCAGCCACTGCTGCAGCCGGTGTCGCGAGTGCGGGGACTGCTCGGCCATCAGGGCTCGGCAGTAACTGTTCAGAGTCTGAACAGTGGTGTCCACGTCAGCCAGCCCGTCCAGCACCTGCGGAGCACAGGACCATGCGTCATCGAGGAAGGTCTGTGCGTCACCGTTGCACTGGAACAGCGTGTGCATCTCGTACGCAGGGACACCCGGAGGCTTCACCCCGGCCTTCTGCCGGATACGATTCCCCGCACGCTCCAGCGCCCTGAACACGAGCGCCTCAGCAGCGGGCAGGAGAGCCGCCGCCTCTGCAGGGGTACGGGGGTTCTGGGGGTGGTCCTCCAAGGTGGGGGGCGGCGGAGTCTCACGCAGCGTGCCGCCGCCACTGCCCGCAGCCATCGGAAGGACCACCCCCAACTTCTCCAACGCAGCGCCGACCTGTTCGGGAGTAGCCGAACCAGAGGCGACCTTCCGCAGCAGCCACTGAACGAACTCGCTGTCGTTGGGCAGGTCGTCCTCGGTGAAGCCGTTCTCTCGCAGCAGGGCCTCCTTCGAGAGCAGCCCCCGGTCGTACAACTCGAACGCCTCCTTCGACCGGTCGGGTCGCAGGCGCAGCGCGGAGGAGTCATAGGTGATGAACTGGTCAGTGATCCCGGCAGGCGCGAGCGGGCGCAGGTAGCCGATGGTCAGGGCGTTGCAGATCAGTTCCAGCATCGGCTCGATGTGGAACTTGATCGTGGACTCCTCGATCTGCCACGCGCCCCAGTGAGACACGCCGTTCGAGGTTCCACCGCCAGTGCCGCTGTTGCTCGACATGCCCATGACCTGCTCGGGCGGCAGGTCCATGCCGAGCGCGAAGCGACGGATCGCCTCGCTTCGCATCTCAAGCGCAGCCGAGTCGAGGTCCGACCAGAAGTGCATCAGGCGGGCCTTGTCGATGGCCTCGTCCGGGGCTGTGACCACAATGGGGACCATCGCTGCAGGGGACGACGGGTCGCTGATCGGCTGCAGCATGGCGTCGGCCAGCGTCAGCATGAAGGCGTCAGCGTCGTTGGTGGTCTCGGGTGCCTTGCCGTTCTGGTCGGGCGGCGGCGGGAACGACATGCCCTGCGGCATCATCAGCAGACCGGCACCAGCGAGACGCGAGGAGGTCTGCGCGAAGATGTGGCGGGTCAGCCACTCGATCTCGGTGAGGATCGGGAGCAGCGAGCGGAACGGGCTGTCGGCCTCGATGCGCTTGCCGGGGTTGGGAATCCAGATGCGGATGACCACATCGTCGTCGTTGAGGGGAACGTCCTCGGCGCGGTCGTTGGAGTAGCGGATTGTCCACTTGTTGCCGGTGACGTGCATCTCCAAGATGGAGACGATCTCCCACACGTCCTGACCGTCGACCTCACGGCCCACGAGGTAGCACTCGCCAGCGATGGTGAGGTGTGTGCCCAGCGCGTCGAGCATCTGAGACTGCCCGTCCTTGCCGCTGAACAGGTCAT